CTTGCAAGAATTTATAGATTTGATGTTCCTATGACTATTCGAGCGACTAATGGAGCTGGAGCAACAAACGTCTTTCCAGATAATTTTGTTAGCGTAAAACTTAAAATCAAATACAGGGTGTTCGACAAAGACACTTTTTAGTAAAATGGAAGACATCATATACAAATCAATAATCGGAACAGGAGGCTTTATAGCTACCGTTGAAATTTCTCCCGTCAATGAATTTCTAGGTTTCGTAGTAGGTCTCTCTACATTTATCTATATGACTGCATCCGCAATCAAAGTGATCAGAGAACTACGGAAAAAATGAATGAAGTTCTGCAGGTTATATCATCTATCACTCCTGTTCTTATAGGCATCATTACTCTCATAATTGTCCTAGCTAGGATGCACTACAATCTCGAATCTCTAGCGGAAAAAGTAAAAGTCTTATTCGACTTCCACAACAAACGCAAAAAATAGCATGACACCAGAACTACTAGCAATGCTCGGAGGCGGCGTAAGCGGCTTCATAATGAAGATGATCGCTAACCAAGCGGAGACACAGGCTCGACTATTCGAGCAGACTCTAGCGAAGCAACAGGTAGCAGACGCCTCGGCTAATGAGGCGGCAAATAGAGGAGGAGCTTTAATGCGGCGCGTTATAACGTGTGTCGTTCTATTCGCGATCATAGTCGTTCCGACTGTCGTCGCATTTACTGATATCGGAGTCAGCGTCAGTCGAGAGACGGACGGAATTTTCGGACTATTTAAAACTGTGAGATGGGATCAGATTAGCGGCTACGTTATTCTGCCAGAAGTAAGACAGACCGCTCTAGCGATCGTAGGCTTTTACTTCGGATCCTCGCAGGTTAAATAGAATATGGCACTAGACGAAAACCAACAGCTCTGCGTAGATGCTTACATCTCTGCAGGTTCATATCGAGGCGCAGCTAGACTCTTGAGGAAGGACGAGTCTACTGTCAGAAAACTCATAGCGAGGCTAGAGAGGCTCGGAGAGGTTCCGTGGAAGTCTCCGGCTCCCATACCATCGCATCTGTCGATCGGAAAATCTACTGTCCAGTTCGACGCAGACGGCAACGTCATACAGGAATGGCGTCGTCAGCATCCTACGATAGAACTCATGCAGGAGGTCGTAGACGGACTCTGCGAGCAGGTGAAGGGCAAGGCTAAGGTCTCCAAGACTAAGAAGAGCAGGAAGACGGGAGAGGACGTTCTGTTCGAGATCGATCTATTCGACGCTCACGTCGGCATGTATGCGGACGAGAGAGAGACTCTCGACTCAGACTATAACTGCGACATTGCAGCGCAGAGAATGATCGAGGCGACTCAAGCTCTAGCCGCCAGAGCTAACAATCCTAGCAAATGCGTTCTGGTCTTCGGCGGCGACATGCTTCACGTAGACGATCGCAGTAATCGGACTCCGTCGAGTGGTCATCCTCTCGACGCTGATAGTCGATATCACAGGATCGTAAACTACATCATAGCAGCCTGCAGGGAATGCGTCGATATTGCCGCCAGAATAGCTCCAGAGATCGAGATCGTCGTCCTAGAGGGTAATCACTCCTCTCACTCAGAACTCTGGTTAGCTCGCGTCCTAGAGGCTTACTACTCGAACTGCTCGAACGTAGAGATCAAGACGACTCCTAATCCTCGCAAGCATTTAATCTGGGGAGACAACCTTCTACTCTGGGCGCACGGCGACAGAATAGCGGCGCAGAAGTGGGCAATGATTATAGCGGCAGAGTTCGCTAAAGAATGGGGAGCCACAAAGTATCGACATCTGAAATGCGGACACGTTCATCATAAGAAGACGATCGCTCCTGTCGTTATAGATGAGCAGAGCGGTCTGGTCGTCGAGTATCTCGAAGCTCTCTGCGCTACAGACGCATGGCATGCCGGAGCGGGTTTTGTCGGATCCCAAAAGGGAGCAAGCGCGTTCGAGTATCATAAGACAGAGGGACTACTCACTCGACACTTTAAGACAGTATGAGAATCATCGCTTTAACCGGTGCGAAGCAGGTTGGAAAATCTACAGTCGCGGCAGCGATCGCAGACATCTTAAACGAGGAGACTCACATCATATCATTCGCAGATCCTATGAGGGCGATGCTGCAGGCGATGGGCATAAGCTCTTTCTATCTTTCTAATCAGCTATACAAAGAACGAGAGATCGACGGACTAGGAAAGAGCGCGAGATATCTCATGCAGACTCTCGGAACTGAATGGGGTCGAGGAATGATCGACGAGAATATATGGCTCTGGGCGATGAAGCATCGAGTCGAGCAAGCTCAAATGGATGGAGCGAAAGTAGTAGTCATCGACGACTGCAGATTCGACAACGAGGCGAGTTGGGTTTTGAAAGCAGGAGGAATGGTCGCGAGTCTTTTCAGAGATGGAATAGAATATGGCTCGGACTCTCATGCGAGTGAGCAACCTATAGACTCTGAAAAAGTTACTATCATCTGCGACGCCGGTGATGACTACGCGGCGGCAGAGAGGATCATAAATCATGGATCATAACTTCGAGCGGAACATCCTAATAGCGCAAGCCACAGAAGACTCTCTGGAAAAAGCTCAGTCTATTCTGTCGGAGTTCTTTCAGCACTTTGCTATAGTCGTTCAATATGAAGACGGGAGCGTCATGCACGTCTCGGACAATTCTCTAGTCGAGAAGGCTCTCTACAAGGAGGCTCTCGGAATGATAAAGGAGGAGAAGGAGTTCGAGGACTCCGACATAGAAGACTGCGAAATCGAGTGGGAAGACGAAGACGACAGCGACGATTCGTGGTCGCAGGACGGCGAGCAGTAGGCTACAAGCGGTCTAGAGAGCGATTTTACGCTCTTAAAAAAAAGTGAGAAAAAGGTGAAATAGGGTATTGACATGCCTACTCGGATAGCTTTCTATCTTCTACATCGAAGCGATTCCCGCCTCGAACCTAACACGAAAAAAACACGACAATGAAAACTCCAACCAAATTCCTCCAACTAATTAACGAAGCTCAAGACGTTGCTAACGAAAGCTCACGTCTATGGAGAGCTTGGGATGACGAAGAGAAAGAGTCGATCCGTAACGGAATCGAATACGATCATTACGATTCACAAGCCGCTCTCGCTTATCGCAATCACGACCACGCAGCCTACGCTCAAATCGAAGGTGGCAAGATCATTTGCGAAGCTACTGGTTCGTCGAACGGATGGACACGATACGGCAAGCTTTGCTTCTACTTTCTAAAAGACGGAGCAACACAACGCAATCGCTTCTCTAAAGCTAAAGCTCTCGTCGCTCTCGCGGACTAATCCTCAACCCAGTTTTCGGATCTGCTCAAAACCGAACTTTTTAACCTAATCAAAAACCTAAAAAACACGATCATGAAAGCTAAAAAACCTATTCGCCACGGACACCAAGGAAACCGCAAGATCGCTCGCGTCAAATATAAGGACAACGAGAAAGACACGCCTTGGGTTTACTCCGATCTCATGACTGAAGCACAAGCAACTCGCTTACAGTATAGGTTGCGACGCATAAATTATACCGTCCAATGGACGTGCAACGATACGGTCAATCCTATCTAACCAACAAAACATAAAAAACACGATATGAAAAATGTAAATATAACTACTGACGAAGCTACTGTTCTACAAGCTCTCGCTCAAAACTGGTATGGATGCGGCGACAATATTCCTAAGGTTCATGACGAATGCTACACTTGGTCTGAATTTATTAAATGCTGCTATCTTCTCGATGGCATGAAATTGCCTAAAGGTAAAAAGCTGTCCGGCGTTTGCTCTAGCTTGGTTCAAAAGGGACTACTCGCTCAATGGGAAGACGAAGCTCAAGCGGATAACTTCGGAGGTCGAAGCAATAAGATGATTATCAAAACTCTAATCGGACATACTGAACTCGGACTTCAAGTTTGGATCGATCAAGTTTATGGTCGTGAAAAATACGAAAAAGCTATCGCCTAATCCTCAACCCAGTTTTCGGATCTGCTCAAAACCGAACTTTTAATTTTATGAATATCATGACTCTCATTCTCGCTCTCATCGCCGTCGAATCTAATGGCAACGACAACGCCATCGGCGACGACGGTCTCGCCTACGGATGCCTACAGCTTCACGCCGCCTACGTCGCAGACGCCGCAGAGTATGCAGGCGAAGACTGGACGCATGAGGACGCCTTCGATCGCGAGACATCTATCCAGATCGTTCTCGCCTACATGGATCGCTACGCTACCGAGCGACGCATCGGAAGGACTGTGACGATCGCAGACGTAGCTCGCATCCACAACGGCGGTCTCAACGGCTACAAAAAGCAAGCCACTCTCAAATACTGGGAGAAGGTAAAGGCAGAACTAATCTCTCGCGGAGCCTTATAAGCTCTGCAATCTAACAACCCAAAAAGCATAAAAAAACATATGGCTATACTAACGGTAAAAACAGAATCCTCTAGCGGATTCACTATCGACGAGCTAGCTCCTTCCGGAGACTTCGTCGTCACATGCCTAGAGATCGCAGACGAGTTCGGCGTCACTAGGAAGAAGTATCAATCAGAGGAAGAGGAGCAGATCGATGTCACTCGCTTTCTCTTCGGCTTCAAGGCGCAGGACGGTCGTCTCTACAAGGTTCAGACCTTCGAGATGAAGATCTCCGGCTCTCCTAAGTCTACGCTCTACAAGTTCCTCTCTAGTTGGCTAGGGCAGGCTCCGGACTACGGCTGGGACTATTGCACTCTCAAGGGTCAAGGAGCGGTCGTATCGATCGAGCATGTAGTCTCTCAGATGGGAACTACATATCCGAAGATCACTCGGATCTCTCCGGCGAAGACGAGCCTCGCAGACTACTCTGCTCAGATCGTTCCCGTAGATCAGTTCGGAGCTGTCGCGGCTCCTGCGGCTCCCGTAGCTCCTGCGGCTCCTGTAGCTCTTCCTGCTAGCGTAGGTAAGGCTCTATCATCGGTAGGAGCGACAGTCGCTTCTGCTCCCGTAGCTTGGACTCCAGAGACAGGCACACAGGCAGACTGCCCGTTCTAATTTTCAGCGTCTCTGCTGATTGTTTAACATAACTTGATCGGCATCGCTTACATGCGGTGTCGATCACTTAACCCAAAAAAAATAAAATGGCTACACTAGAAAGAAAAGTCGATCTGGACGGATCGCATTGGTATACGCGCGAAGGCATCCCTGCCTACACGATTAAGAAAGCGAAGGGAGAAGGAGAGCGAAACACGACTCTCCGAGATGCTCGAAAGCATCTACTCCTCCCTTCTGTCACTACTATATTTTCGATCATGGCAAAGGCTGGACTCGATCGATGGAAGATAAGCAAAGCTATCGAAGCTACTCTCGCGACTCCTCGCGATGAAGGCGAGACAGACGCTCGCTATTTCGATCGTATCAGATCTCGAAGCTACGAGGAGACAGACAAAGCCGCAAAGCTGGGGACACTCATTCACGACGCAATAGATGCGGCGTTCGATGGCGTAGAGCCTGCCGAGGATCTGAAGCAATACGTCGAGCCGACAATGGAATATCTTCGCACTCTGAATCTTCAGAACATTGAACGCGAAGGGACTGTCGTGAATCTTAAAGAAGGCTACGCCGGTCGAGTCGATCTACTCGCTCGCTACGGCAACTCGAATATCATCATCGACTTCAAGACAAAGAAGACGAAGGAAGGAGTGAAGATCACTCCGTTCGACTTCCAAGCGACGCAGATAGCCGCTTATGCTATGGCGGCATTCGGAACTCTAGACCATTGCGTAGGAGCGAACGTCTACATCTCTACTACAGAGGTAGGACGTATCGAGACCGCGGTCTATGATGAAGATAAACTGAAAAAAGAATACCAGCTCCTCCAGCATCTCACAGGAGTCTGGAGACATCTAAAAAACTACGATCCTAGAGGATAAAATAATATGGAAACAAAACTACAAGCTGTGAATAAATTATTTAATGGATGCTGCTTTGAGGTGATGCGGGACATGCAGGAAAATAGTTTCGACGTCGTTTTTACATCTCCACCGTATAACAGGAAGCGGAATGACAAATATAATAATCACGACGATATAGTAGATGATTACTATGAGTTTTTATCAAACTCAGTTTCGGACTGCTTGCGAGTATGCAAGGGGAATGTCTTCTATAATGTCCAGAAAAACTCCTACAACAAGCAGGACGTCCATCGCTTAATGGGAGAGTTCTCTAGAGAACTTATAGAGGTCATCATCTGGCACAAGTCTAACCCTATGCCAAACGCTCACTTGATTAACGCGTATGAATACATCTTCGTCTTCTCTTCAGAGAACAAGTCTCTAAAGGCAAACGAGACCTATACGAAGAATCATTTCACGACGCCTGTTTATTCAGCAAATCCCTATAAGAATATTCACAGGGCGGTCATGAATCCAGATGCCTGTCGTTGGATATTAAAGAGCTTCGCTAAAGAAGGCGATTCTGTCCTAGATCCATTTATGGGAATGGGAACTACTGGGGCAGTTTGCTCAACTATGGGAATGGACTTCACAGGCATCGAGAAGAGTCTCAAATACTATCAAGAGGCATCGACTAGAATTAACCGAGCAAAGCAAACAGCTTTTCTAACAGACATATACTGAAAATAATAACATGAAAACAAAACTACTAAATACATTCGCAATCATCAAAGCGGCAGAGAAGGTCACAGGCAAACCTGCCAAAGTAATCCGAGGATCTACGCGAGTAGCTTCTGTCGTAGCCGTGAGGAATCTCTGCTACAAGGTAGCCAAGGAACAACTCAATCTAGCAGACAGGGACATCGCCTCCTCCTTCGGTCGAGACCGGAGCGCAGTCACTCACTCGCTAAAACAGGTAGAGAAGAACCTAGCAGATCGCGGCAACTATCGAGTCATGCTCTCACTCATAGAAGAGGAGCTAGGACTATGATCGTTAAGCAGAACTATCCGGAGTCGATCTCTAGGTTCATGAGCTGGGCTGAGGAAAGACTAGAGAAGGAGGTCGAGTCTATTAAGCGACTAGAGAAGCAAATAGGCGAAGAGCTTTATGAAGAAAAAAATCAAACATCTCCGAACCTTACTGCGGATCAAAGGAGAAGCATTCTCGACGATGTAGAAAAAGCGAGAGAGGGAGGCGAGGTCTCAATTCCTAAAGCCTGCGAAAAAGTCGGGATTCACTTTGTAACCTATTATAGATGGAAGAAAAAACTAACATGAAAAAAGTATTCAGCAGAAACGAAAAGAAAATTCTAGAGCAAGGTCTGGAGGCGATGTCTATTGCCTGCGAATCTTTAAAGAAAGAGAACAGCCTTCTCTCTACGAAAGTAGAGGAGCTAGAGGCAGGCGTCTCTCATCTGAAGCATCGAATAATCATCGACAGGGGGGAGAGAGAGTGACGACTCGCTACATAGGGATCGACTGCGGTCTCGACGGCGCGATCGTCACGATCGAGGGAGAGAGGATCCTAGAGATGATGTCTATGCCTACGAAGAAAGTAGGCGCGAAGAGAGAGATCGATATCGATGTTCTGGCTAAGTTATTCGACAGCCAATTTAAGAGGGACTTCTGCTTCGCATCTGTCGAAGATCCCGGAGGTCACGCTCCGAGCGCGGCAGGTCTGCGGTCTATGACTTACTCCTTCGCGATCATCAAAGCTCTCCTAGTATCGAACAAGATAAAGTTCAAGACTATGTCGGCTAGGACGTGGCAGAAGCAATTCTTCTCTAAGCCTAAAGGCATGAAGGAGAAGTTCGACACGAAGGCGGCTGCGCTCGAAGCGGCTAACGAGATCTGGGCGAATACGAACTGGAGGCGAACGCCTCGAAGCAGGATCCCGTTCGATGGATTCGTAGACGCTGTGCTGATCGCAGAATATGCAAGGAGGATGCAGGGATGAGAAACGTCACTACATTTTTCTACGCCTACATACAGGTCGCGCTGATCTGCCTCAACACTTGGCAGGTCGCTAACGCAAAGATTCTAGGAGCAGTCGTCGTCGGCTTTCTTATATCTCTCGTCTGGTGCTTTAACGCGCAGCGAGCAGCGTTCTCGAATCTATCAGACAAGATCGTCTACTCAGCAGGAGCCTCTCTCGGAACAGCGAGCGGAATCATGCTTTCTCAAATTATCTATTGACTATCAAAAAGGAGGACAGATGAATAGATCAGAACTAATCGAAGAACTAAAAAAACTAAACGACAAACTACTATGGAAGAAAGACAAAGCACGGCAGACTACTATGGATCTCGACGGATCAGCATCGTTAAACAAGCGAGAGCTACAGAGACTACAGACTTCGATCTCGAAAAGATCATCGAATGGATTAGAGACGGAAGCGGACGATTCGCAAAGAACGTCACAGCAGTAAGAGAGGCGACAGAAGCCGGAGATCTAGATCGAGCCTCCGAGCTAAAGAGAGATCTGCCTGCAGTCATGTTCTGCGGTCAATTCTCTCGCAGATCGAGCAAGGCTATCACTAGCCATTCTGGGATGATCTGCATGGATGTCGATAAGATCGAGTCTCCGGCGAAGAAGGTAGACGAGATGAGGTTCGATCCTCACGTGATCGCAGCGTTCGTCTCTCCTTCCGGCAACGGACTCAAAGCTATCTTCGCTATTCCTAACAGTATCGAGAATCATCGCGACGCCTTCGAGTCTGCCAGACGCTATCTCTCGACATACGGACTCGAAGCGGACGAGAGCGGTAAGGATCTGTCTCGGCTATGCTTCCTGTCGCACGATCCAGAGATTCACTACGCTCCAGACGCCGTAGAGCTTCCTGTCTATATCGAGGAGGATCAGTTCGTCGCCAAGACAGAGCCTAAAGCTCCCACAGGCGATCGTATCGGCGATCGCTACGCCTCGTCTCCTAATGTTCGAGAGCGATCTGTAGCTATCCTACAGCGTCTAGGATGGCAACTACAGCGAGGAGACAGCACTCGGACATATTGCACTCGTCCAGAGAAGCGAGGAGGCATATCCGGAGAGCTACGTTTTGACGGATCTTTCTTCTGCTACACAGACAGCGCATCTCCTCTAGATCCTATGCAGAACTACTCAGCTTTTGCTCTATACGCTACGGCAGAACATGGAGGAGATTTTAAGGAGGCGGCAATATCTCTAGCAGAAGAGTTCGGAGACAACGAGCCTGCGGTAGACGGTCGCGACTTCTACAACAAGACTCAAGCGGTCGAGACACAGCAGATCGAAGTAGACGAGAAGAAGGCGCAGGCGATCGGCAATATGCCGACGTGGACTGCGGCAGGCGAGATTCCCAAGGATCTTAACAAGCTGATCATGCAACGATATCCTGTTCTCATCGAGGGTCTACTGCATAGAGGCACGAAGATGGTTCTAGGAGGAGGCTCGAAGTCTTACAAGACTTGGACGCTTCTGAACCTAGCCGCATCCGTAGCGAGCGGCAAAGACTGGTTCGGACACAAGGTCATTAACACAGATCTGGACGTGATCTTTCTTAACTTCGAGGTTCCTCATGAGTTCTTCCTCGACCGAGTTCGTAGCGTCTGTAAGGCGATGGATATAGAGCCTCCTATGAATCTAAAGGTCTGGAGCCTTCGAGGCATCTGCAACGACTTGAAGCTCATTCTAGAGACTCTGCAGGAGCGTCTGACGAACGGATGCGCTCTGCTCTGCATCGATCCAATATACAAGGCTATCGGAGATCGAGACGAGAACAGCGCGGGCGATATCGGTCTGCTCATGAACGAGGTCGAGGCTATCGTCGAGAAGACCGGAGCGGCTGTGGCTTTTGGAGCGCACTACTCGAAAGGAAACCAATCGGAGAAGGATCCTCTCGATCGCATAAGCGGCTCTGGCGTCTTCGCTCGCGATCCAGACACGATCATGGGACTCACAGCGCACGAGGAGAAGGACTGCTACACGGTTCACTCTGCTTTACGGAACTTTGCCGGCAAGGAGCCTTTTGTGGTCGAGTGGGACTTTCCTCTCTTTAGTCTTCGCGAAGATCTGGACGCTAAAAAGCTCAAGAGAGCAGGGCAAAAGATTAGCGCAGGAGAGATCCTCGCGGAGATCACTAGCGTGGGAGTCGATCCTAAAAATTTCGTTCCGAGCATGTCAGCGAAGCACGACGTCAGCGATCGAACCGTCTACCGGCTTCTGAAGAATCTCAGCGATCAGAGAAAGATCCACAAGACAGCAGGCAACTACTTCCCTACAGTTAAATGAAAATGAAAGAAGCAATCAAGATACAGCAGTTCCTAGAATCATGCGATCCGAAGGCTATACGATTCGACAACCTAGACGACGCCATCATCGGAGTCTCTCATTCCGGCTGTCTATGCTACAGCTATCCTAAGCTCGTAGGCATATTCAAGGAGAGAGATAAGATGACTGACGAGGAGGCTGTAGACTGGATCGACTACAACGTGATCGGCACGATGGGAGGCGAGGGCTTCATCATCGTCTTCGAGAACTAGCCAGAATCTAATCCCCCCCCCTATGCAGCCTCTCGCGAAATCGAGAGGCTTTTTAGTATCTAAAAAAAAGTGAATAAAAAGTGAATTAGCTATTGACTCGCCTCAAATCGGTCTTTTGTATCTGTCATATCGAAGCGGTTCTCGCCTAGAGCAAACACGAAAAAAACACGACATGACAAACATCCTCGAAAAACTCACACGCTCCTACGCTCTACTATTCGCAGTTGCTATCGCCATCCCTTCTATCCTTCGCATCGTCGAAGCAGTCTAACCCAAAAACACTACACACTATGCCTAATCTAACAGAACTAGAGAAGCTCGTAATCTCCACTATAAAACTTCATGGAGATGACTGGTATGCTATTCCTCACATGCACTTCAATGATATATCAGAAATTTCTGATATCGATCCTAAAAAACTTCGAGGAGTAATAAGCTCACTTGAGCAAAAAGATATAATCCAAGAAAACGAGCTTCCGCACTGCATGGCATGGATGGTAGTTTCTCTCTAAATCTAACCACACAAAGTCTCGCTCGCACGACGCGGGCGAGACGCTAACCCAAAAACACTACACGAAAATGGACAATCAAACTAAAGAAGACGAATGTTCCCATCGAAATTACCGATATAAAAGAAATATGAGCGCAACAATCATACAAGGAGATTGCATGGATGTAATGAAAGACATCCCTAGCGGTTCAATAGACCTCGTAGTTACTTCACCACCATACAACATGAAGAATAATGTTGGAGGGGCTTTAGCTTCTAAGTGTAAGTCTGACATCTGGAGGAACCCAGAATTGAGGAACGGATACAACACTTATTCCGACGACTTGGACTACAACGAATATATAGAATGGCAGCGCAAGTGTTTGAAAGAGATGCTTCGGCTAATCCCAGAAGATGGTGCTATCTTTTACAACCACAAGTTTAGGATTCAAAAGGGACTCTTACTTGACAGGCATGAAATCACAGAAGGCTTTCCTCTTCGTCAGATTATAATTTGGTCTAGGAAGTGTGGTGTTAATTTCAATAGGAATTATTTCCTTCCCACGTTTGAGGTTATATTTTTAATCGCAAAGCCTAAATTTAAACTGATAGAAAAAGCAAATAGGCACAGCGATGTTTGGGTTATGCCACCTGAAAAAAATAACCCTCACCCAGCCCCCTTCCCTCTGAACTTGGTGGAGAGAATAATATCATCTACGGATGCCCAAACAGTATTCGATCCTTTTACTGGTAGCGGCACTACTGCGGTGGCTAGCTTAAAACTCAACAGAGACTTTATAGGGAGCGAGCTGGATGGAGAATACGTAAAAATGGCTCAAGAACGCATCAAAGACGTTCAGCCACAACTTTAAAAAGTGAATAAAGTGTGATTTGGCTATTGACTCATCTAAATTCATGCTTTTCTATCTGTCATATCGAAGCGGTTCTCGCCTAGATCTAACCTAAAAAAACACGCACTATGAAATTCATTAACGCAAAAAGCATCAAGGAAACTGCTAAGGCATACGGCAAGCAGATTCACGACAAGGATCTACAGGTCTCTTCAGACTTCGTAGCTCAGATAAACGATCTCGTTCACGCGATCGTCATGACAAACGTAGCGAAGCAAGACAAGCTCGCCGGAACGCTACGCGCTACAGACTGGGCGCATGATCGCCTAGAAGACGCCAACGAATTACTAGAAGGCGAGGTTCTAGGATCATGAGCGTAACTTACAAAGCACAAGGAGAGTGTCTGCTATTTAGCAATGGCAACTCATACGCAAAAGTCGCTACGGCTACCGGCTGGAAGTATAGCTTCCGAAGGGACTCAGATACGGCGCAGGAGTCTCGCGACATCGAGGAGGACACGTTGCATGCGGTAGCTGTAGCCTCCAATCCTTCGAGCAACTGGCTAACCTTCTAACCGAAACAAGATATGATAAATCAAATCTTAAAAACAGACGCTCTCGATTTATTAAGTCGAGTCGAAGACAGCGCGGCTGATCTTATAATTCTAGATCCTCCGTATCAATTCTGGGACAAGTTCTGCGATGATGGACTGATACAGAAAGCTACTAGAGTTTTAAAAACGACAGGAAACATTCTCTGCTTCACTAAGCAGCCATTCGATTTCAATTTGAGGAACGCAGTAGATCCGATATTCAGAAGGGAGATCATCTGGACGTTTACAAACGGAGGAGCTTGGGTATCGAAAAGGATGCCTTTGGTTTCGAGCCAGAAAATATATCACTTGGCTATAAACAAGAGAGAATGTTTTTTCAACGAGCGAACGGGCGTAGATTATTCCAACGCTACTAAGGATTTTAAGAGGTCAAAAAAGGTCTTCGAGGGATACGAAGAAGAGGGCAGAAAATTCAAAAAGCATTCAGACGGTATCTGGCTCAGAGATCACCTGCATTTTAACAAGCCGAACACAGGAAAGATTCCGAGTAAGCCGCAGGGATTATATGACATTTTAATAAATTGTTACTGTCCTGCAGGAGGATTAGTCATCGAGCCTTTTGCAGGTAGCGGCAATTTCGCTAAAAGCTGCATCAAACAAAGCAAACGATTTATAGGTTCCGAGATCGACGATGAAATCTTCAAATACGCGCAAGCTAACATTCTAACCGAAACAAAACTATGAAAGAACAATACAAACTAAAAATGGTCTTAGGCGGGAACATCCGAGTCTATCTCGGATCGAAATATATCGGCACTTACTTCAGCTATGGCGACATGGAGAACGACATAAGCGATCTCGAAACTAGAGGGAGCTATTGGGGATGACACAATATACTCGCATACTAGAGATCGACAACAGCGACGCCGTCGCCTGTCATGTCGTGGTCAAGTTCATGATCGACGGGGAAGCCTTCGCAGGCTTTAACTCGATCTGGTCGTCGGAGCCTATAATGGATGACGACCTAGCTCATCTGCAGGAATGGATCATGCTCGACAAGAGCAAATGGCAAGAGCGGACATTAGAAGGCTCTGACAGCGTATAGGAGTTCCTTTAGATATCTACGAGACACGAGACGCCTCTAGAGGTATGCAGGCTCTCCTGTAGGCTCTCAGAGCTTTTGACACTATTGACACGACTATTGACGCTGTCAAAAGTGGTCTGTCGGCAGGAGACCTTTTGACACGCTCTGTCATTTTTAATTCTCGGATCCTCAGCCACTTAGGATTTATTGACACGGCTATTGACAGGCGTTGTCATTTTTGCCGCCACCTATATAGTAATAGCAATACTATTATAGTTGTAGTAGCTCGCATTCGTGACATCGCCATCGCAGAAGCGAGGCGGCTGTCACTTCGCGAGCAGCTCTGGATCTTTGAATCTTTGACACTATCAGCAATTTGACATTCAGAGGAATCGAATCGATACTCTTGTCATGGATGAAAATAACGAACTCAAGGCTCTCCGATTTATTCGAGAGATTAACATTGCGATACGCGAGCTAGAAAACCAATCGTCGGCGACGAGCAAGCGATATAAGAAAGGCGTCAAGATGCTTCAGAGAGAGATATGCTCTATCGAGGCTCTACTTGACGATGGAGCTATCATCGAAGGAACAGAGCCTTGGGTAATTCTTACACAGCAACTAAGGTCTCTGATCTTCAACCCTACTCTCTCGAACATCGAAGAAGACAACTCTATCTAGCATGAAGACATGCCGGATCATAGAGGGCTTAGACTATCCCCAGTCTAATGCAGAAGATCCTGCCCCCCACCATGCTATCACTTGCGAGATCATAGCTAGGGTTCAGCAATTAGATTCTATCATGGCGGGGGAGGGGTGTGCCTCTGGAGGGGTGCGTCTACTTCACAGACTGTCTACAATCGCAAGAAGATCCCCCCGTGCCTATAGGCTCTTAATTGACATGCTCTCTTCTCAGAGGAGCCTGTCTGAATCATTTGAGAGTCTAGCATCTAGGCACGAGCATTCACGGCAATCATGGCTACAGAACGCGCAGGCAGACGTAGAGATCGTGACGGAAGTATGGGAAGAAGTAGGACTGGTAATGTCTGAGCTGATAAAGCGCAGGTCTTCAGACGAGGGAGGGGACGAATAAATCTAAAGACGCCCCCCTTCTTTAGTTACTCCTAGCCAAAATACCCTTTGCAAGTCGCGCTCGAAC